GCCCTGAGCGGACTATATGCGCTTGTGTATGTGTAGCCGACCAAAGCTAATTCACCATGTGGGTGAACGCCGTTAGCATAAGCAAAACGTCTGCAGCTTGCAACAGAAAAAACAGTTATTGCCCAGGCTAAAGACAGTTTGAGAAGGTATTTCATGTGCCTACGCCTCCAATACAGCCGACTGGCTGGCCAAAGCCGGGCGGCGGGCTCTAAAGTTTTGGGCATATAAGCTCAATGCGGTTTTACGCTGCTCATAGGTACATTGGGAGCCGATCAGGATTAAATCCTGCGCTTCCAGTTCAGCCAGCAAGTCCAGTTCATCATATGAGAGGCTGTCACGGTCTAACCCGGTGAATTGGCCTGTTATAGCCCAATTGATCAAGCGCGCTTCATTCATGTAATGATGGGGCTTCGTTTCCTTGCCTAATTGCTCGCGCGAAAGTTTTAATACGGCGGATACAGCTTTATAAGTTGATGCAGCCTGATGGCGTAAACGGCGATAATCGAATACAGGATGATTGCCGCGCAGCAGCTGGTCTATCTGCTCATCACACCAAATAGCAAAATCAATATCCAGCCATTGCGCAAAGCGCACTGCTAATTTGGGATGTAGCCAAGTGCCTTGTGTAAATAACTTTGTATTGCCTTTCTGGGTTTTTACAAAATCAGTGATGCGGGATAATCTCGTATCACCTTTTTGATTTTCTCTTTTTATCAAAGCGGCAACATAGCGCTGCGTATCAGGCAGACGCAGCCAGTCATTGGGCTTTTTATTAAAGCGGTTTGCTGCTTGGGTAGCATTAAACCAGCCATGCTCATTGAAGCTAAGCTCTTGGCCATTGTATTGGGATGTGATTAATTTTTTCATGACTGCTCTGCCTTGCCAAAATATTTGGCCAGTACCTGCATGCCCTTAGGCAGAATAAAGAATTCAATTTTAGTAAAGGTGTACGGATCACCATTCGGGCGTATTCTGGCCACTTCCTCGTACTTGGTTTCGCAGTATCCACGCCCCTGGCTGTAGTAGGTTGATGCCCGAGTATTGTTTAACTTCCGGTCCCAACTATGCTGACGAAGCCAATTAGCAAGAATGGGCTGTTTAATATTCAGAATCTTGCAGGCCTGCTGGAATTTCACACCTGCAGGTGTTTGGGTGATTGTATTGATCGTTCGTTCAAGCGACTGGTTCTGTGTTTCTAAGTGAATGACTTGCTCGGTGTAATTCAGCAAAGCACGGCGTAAGGCATGAGGGTCATGCAGATCGACATTCGTCTGCTTAACCTGCTTTTCTAGTTCTTGCCAACGATCTACCAGCCGCGCTGTAAACTCGGGGCATAATTGCGCTACTACAATAATGCTATCGCGTTTACCTTGCTCCCCAGAAAAGACATAAATTTTAGGTATTACCCCATTTGCCGATTTAATCCCATCCTCAATTTGAGGATGGGAAATAACGCTAGTATCTATAAGGCTTTCAATAGTTCGCTTAACATTATCGGGACGTTTATGGACCAAATTAGCAATTTCTAAATGATCCATTTTGATACCCGAAAAAGGTGCTAATTGATTCATGATTAAGCCTCCAGCACAGCAAGGCTTTGCTTTTGACTGTTATGCCACGCTACAAGCTCGGCATAGTCAAAATAGACGGGGGCTTGCTTGGTATCACCCTCTTTGATCGGGCGAGGAAAAGAAGCATCTGTACGCACTTTATGGCGCAGTGCCTCACGGCTTATGTCCAGCAATTCACAAGCTGTTTTAAATTGGACACGAATTGGATTGATAGTCATAAAAAAGCCCACTCATACAAAAATATAGTGGGTTTAGTATGTGCATGATTTCTTTTACTTTGTTCTAAATAGAACCGTAAAAATTCTATTTATAATGACTTTCATTCTATTTAGATTCTAATTAGAATTTTTGTGAACTAAATGTTCTATAAGTTTCTTTAAATAAATTTCCACTTGTGTCCTTTCCTGGTATTTCAATACCATTTTGACTGCAAAATGCCTCTAACTGTGTATAAGCTGATTGATGTTGAGATAAATCTAAATCTGCCATTTTCGCTAAAGCATAAATAATTTGATTTATAGAGTTAGCTCTTTTGGGGTGTAGCTTAGTTTTTTCTTCATGCAGAGGTATAGAATTATTTTTAATTCTTTTAGTTTCTTCGATAGGATTTCTATGTTTTCCATTAAGCAATAATTGTAAATCTTCTCCTAATATTAAACAGTCTTCTTTTTTAATTATTCTATCTGAAAATTTTTCTTCATCTGTAAAATTATCAGCGAATCTATTAAACCAAAAGCTAGCTTTCCAATCAGCAGGCTGCTCAGTAGATGGAATATAATATTTACCATCATCTTCATTCAAAACATAGTGAATTGCATTTGTAGATTCAGAATAATATATACCTTCATAAAGGTTGGAATAATTTAATTTATCTGCGTACTCAAAAAAGAATAGGTCTTTTAATATTTCATCAGGAATACAATACTCAGATGATTCTAAAGAAAATAAATTATCAAATCTTGTATTTGAAATTTTTTGCTCACCTTTTAAGTATAAATTTTTGATATCACCATCATGCAAAATCAGAATAGCTCCATCCTGTTCAATAACAGATAAACAGTACTTCACAGACTTAACATGCTTGATAAGTAATTCAGGATTTTCTGTTCCCTCATACCAATCAAAATTTAGTGTTCCATTTTCTCTACCATATTTTTTATGAGATGGGTCTTTAAAAATACCTAATCGAATATATCCCTTTATAGCTAATTGAAAGAAATATGAATGATCAATATCAACTCTCTGTGGAAATAGTCCACGAAATAAACTTACAGCTTCATCAATTTGATAGAATGTTTTTAAAGGTAAAGTCACTCATGCCTCCCGTAGCACACCCAATAAAAATAGCTAAGCCAATCGAATTGGGTGTTCGATTTTCGGGGATCAACCTAGACTTAGCAAACTGAATATAAACGATATTTAATTATAATTATGTATATTTGGGTAAGCAGTGCGACAAGGGTTGTCACTTCGCCTTTTTAAATTGAATAATGCTCTGATCCGCTATTTCCCCTAAATGGTCTGCATACCACTGCATCATCTGCGCCCTGTCCTGCAGGTATTGGGCCTTGTTATACACTCCTGCTACACCATCCTTTACGTGTGCCAAAGCCGCCTCAATATGGCGTTCATCAAATCCCCTGTTATTCAACAATGTACTCGCAACGTGCCTAAAGCCATGTGGAGTTTGCCTACCTTCATAACCCATACGGCGCAGGGCCATAATAAAAACGGTGTCTGATTTTGGCTTGCTCTTATCAGATCTGCTCGGAAATAAATATTCTGAATTGGTTTGGTAAGTCTGCAATTCTTTTAAGATGGCAATTGCTTGTGTTGATAGAGGAACAACATGCTCACGGCGCTTCTTCATGCGGTATTCGGGAATATTCCATAGCCCTTGCTCTAAATCGAATTCATCCCATTTTGCTTCCCTTAATTCAGTCGGCCGGCAAAACAGCATAACCAAAAGCTGCAGGCCCATGCGCACATCAAAAGAGGGATAATTATTAATTGCTCTTAATAATGCCGGCAGCTCCTGCTCACTCACATGAGCCATATTTTCTTTTTTACCCTGCTGCAAGTATTTTTGGATACCTTCTACCGGGTTATAGTCCATACGTCCAGTCACCTTGGCAAAGTCATAAATATCGCGGCACATTGCGCGAACGCGGTTTACCTGCTCATAGATGCCCTGCTCCTGCTGTATTCCCTTTAAATGATTCATCCACTCAATCGGCTTAATCGTGGTGTACAAGCGTTTACCAAAAACAGGGAATATATGCTTTTCTAGCGCGCCCTTATTTCGGGTCATTGTATCCTGCACCCACGCATCAACCTTAGTATCCAGCCATTCACGCGCTAACACCTCAAAGGTGGCATTATTCTGCTCTAACTCTTTCCGCTTGCGTTCCTGCTTGGTAATGATTGGGTTATCGCCGTGTGAAATATCTTTAATTATCTCAGATGCTTTTTTTCTTGCACCTTTGCCTGACAATTCAGGATAGGTGCCAATACCTAACCATGACCATTTTCCATCCGCTTTTTTATATCTGAATAACCATGCCTTTTTCCCATCAGGCTTCACACGGAAATATAGGCCATCACCGTCCAGCTCCCGGTATTCTTTTAATTCGGGTTCTAATGTGGCTAACACAGTGTCGGCCAATGGTCTTCGTTTGATATCTGCTCTTTTCATAACCGTGTACACCCGTCAGTTCAATAAAACGTGCAATGTACATGGCAGTGTACACGGTGCATGTACACTGTGGCTAGTTATGCTTGGTTATGTTCAGGCATAAAAAAAGGCTTGATCCCTTTAGAATCAAGCCTTTCAGTTCTAAAACTTGGCATATTCTGCCATGTTTTGAGAGGTATTTGGTGGAGGTGGCGGGAGTCAATAAACAAATATATGCTAATGTTTTTATTGAAAAAAATATTTAATAAAATATTTTTGTGTAACAAATGTGTCACTTAATAAAAATAATCGATTTCAACTCCTTAAATATCAACCTAACTCACACATCAATAGGAAAGCTTTTAATCCTTTAAATATCAATAAAACCGAGAAAATTGAAGAAGTCTGAGAAAGGTATTTTGATTGAAATTACAGATAGCCTAAAAATTTCAGGTCATAAAAAAATAGGGTTACAAAAGTTACAGATTTTAAATTTACAGTATAAGCATATGTTTTATATAATTAAATAAGCTAAAAACAAAAGTTACTTTTAGGTTACTTTGGAGTTACTTGTAACCTATTTTTTAAGTTACATTTGTAACCTCATAGGTGTTTGTTTTTATTAAATTTAGTTCAATTCAATCTAAATCCGTAACCTCTTGTAACCTCATAAAAGTTACATATTTTTATTAATATATTCATACACTTAAATATTGATTTAGATTGCCGTAACTTTTGTAACCCCTATTTTTCGCGACCTAAAAAATATAGAAACTCATGAATGATATTGCTTTTGCATTAATGCGCATCACTTTGCGTCACTAAAAGAGCATTAAATCCCCGCTAAGCCCTTTAAAACATAAGCCCTGCCTGTTTTAACCTGCCGCATTAAAAACGCGACATTTAGTAACTGCGCAGGCGGGAGAGGAGACTGCGTTTTGCCTTCGGATACAGGGAGGTTTTGTGAAAAAGATTATTGCAGGATTGGCTTTATATTTAACGATTAGAGCTGGCTAAGCAGCCAAGAGATGAAAATATTCAAGCTCAAAAAAAGCCGATGCAGGCTGCATCGGCTTGGATTGAATCAATAAATAAAACACTATAACTACATAATTTTAAATATATTTATTATAAAATATTGATGACCATTTACTTTGCGTTCACAGATAGCAACTCATACTCCTTGAATCGAATTACTTCTGTCCCCAGCCTTTCATTGATTTGCTTCAATAGATTTTGATAATAGACAATTTCATTGTAATAAAAAACTTTGGCCGCTTTCTCAACATCCCCGAAACCGCCGGCATTCTGCGGCACTACGCCTATCAGCTGAGGCGGAATCCGATGCCCGGCCAGCTGATCATCCCGGCTGGCAATCTTAATATTGTAGAACTCATCTTTCGCCGCCACTTCAGCCAGCGGAATAACATTCACCCCCTTCTCTTTTCCTCCTGGTGTATAGAGCAGCAGGTTTTTAAAGTTTCCGGCGCCTTTGGAGTTTTCCAGCGCATCTTCTAAGGCATCAACATCACCTTGCGTCTGCAATGCATCCGTCATGTGCAGAATAAAGCCGGCATGCGCACCGTTTTTATAATAGCGCCGGCGAAACAGCGTTGCTGACTCATTCAGCAGAATCGCATTAATGCTGCTTAAATAATTCGGCACGCCATACACTTCCTGGCCAATATCCGATTCAAACAGGTGAATCATGTCTTGCGGCTCAAATTTATAGTTACTGGTTTGATCATAGTCCAGCTGAAAATAGCTTTGCAGATCCAAGCCCCTGCGTATGTTTAGCGCCGGCCGAGATCCAAGCCCGACGATCCCGCCGAAAAGATTTCTTTTGACATGCACATAGCAGTTAGCAAAAGTCAGCAGGTTTAAAGCCAGGGCATTGAATTCGTGCCGGCTCAGCCAAGGATGCGGAATAAAATCACTGGTCAGGATATTGCGCTTCACAATTAATGCGCTGGTGTGGTGGCTGGTTGCCCGGAACAGTTTTGCCGTGGCCAGCATATCATAGGGCAAGTCATACCAGTCCTGCCATTTGGGGCAATAGCCGTACTCAAACAGTGCATGCCCATCCAGTACCGGCTCAGGCTGTCCAAAGCTGCGGCAGATGACTGAGGCATTATTTGCCGGTTCAGGCGCTGATGGCGCTGCGCCAAACCTGTGCAGCGTTTGGGAAAGCAGATTTCTTAAGTTCATGATTTAAATACTCGAATTCGGCTGCGTTGCGCGCCTTGCTGTAATGCATCAGTGGTATCAACGATTGGGGCATTTTCTAAACCGTTCATAATTGCCCAAGCCATATCGCCATGACCGTTTTCTGCAGAACGGCTGGTGATCAGGGTTTTGTTGCCGCCGCCGCTGGTCAGCGCTTTCTTAATCGAAAGAAAGGCCTTGGCCACAGCTGTCAGGCCGGCATCAAAATGCAGGCGCCTTTTCTGTAGCAGCTCTTTGGCTCTTAAACCCATGCGGATTTTAAGTTCAGGGTTATAGTTCAGGCGGGTTAGGGCCGGAAAGAATTTGGCGACATGCTCTGCAACGGCAATACCGTTGCCGGTGTTGTCGATGCCAATAAACGTCACGTCATAGCGGCCGCAGACCTTTTTGATATACAGCGCCTGCTCTTGGGCGCTTAACCCTTTGAACTGCTTAATCTCAAGGATGCGGTAGGGTTCAAGCGGAGTTCTTGGCGGTGCAATCACCGCCAGCGCAGCATTATCCCCAGTGAATGACGGGTCATAGCCCAGCCAGACTTCACCGCGGTAATGCGGGGTTTCATTCGGCTTGAAGTCTTTCCATACCTGCCATGAATCCACCATGTTCGGCGTGATGATTTTGAGCGGGAAATAGGAGCCGGAGTCATCAATAAACTCGCAGTCATAGAGATTTGAATACTCATCATCACCATATTGGTTAAGCAGTTTTTCGCGGTCAAAAAGGTCACAACCCTTGGCTTCAGCATCGGCCAAAGTTACAATCTGGCGGGTCTTGCCGTCTGCGCATTTGACAGGCATTTTCAGCGCAGCTTTACTGACATCAATTTCAACCGGCAGCTTCCTGCCGCTGTCTGTTCCCGTCCAGAATTTATAGGCTTCATGCAGGATGCTGGAAGGCGTGGACATATAAATTTCTTTATACATTTTCTGCGATGCCATTGCGCTGGCCACTTTCTTGAACTGTAAAAATTTACGAATCCAAAAAAATTCATCCATGATGACATCGCCATGCCGGCCCTGCGCGGTCAGCGCGTTTGTACCCAAATAGTAAACCGTCGCCTGCTTTACCGGGCCGTTAATCACAATTGGATCGCCAGTCAATTCAATCCCGCAAACCTCAAGCACAAAGGCCTTGATGTATTCGATAAATTGGTAGGCCTGCGCTTTGGATGCCGACATGAAAATCTTATTCTTGCCTGTTTTAAGCAGGTCAATCAAAGCCCACAGCGCAATAATGTGGGTAGCGCCAATCTGGCGCGATTTAAGCAGAATGAAAATGTCGCTTTCATCAATCGCCTGCATCCATTCCTGCTGATAAATAAACAGGAAATCTTGGAATGCCTGTTCCAGCAGCTTTAAATCGTCTTCCGTAATCTGGTTTTTAAGTTTTTTCTTGCGCGGCTTGTCATTGCGGTTTTCCAGCTTTGGATTGAGATCCGCCTGATTCCCGCCTTCACGGTAGCGTTCGATCCGCGCCCAGCGCTCAAACTGAATCCCGATAAAATCCATTTCCTTGTAATTGGCATTGCTCTTCCCGTCCATAAACGTCAAAGCCATATAGCGGATTTTCAGGCCTAAAGTGACATCATCAAACAGATCCGCTTTCTCCCAGCCGTCACGCTGCTTCCAGCTTTCAACGGTAGAGCGGTTCTCTTCAATCTGCTTGGAGATTTCAGATACAGACATGCCCATAGCAAACAGGATTCGGCCATGCTGCCTTGAATTCATTAAGTCGAATGTAATTGGAGAGCTTGTATTCATGTCAGCCATGCTGACTGAAGCCATGCCCGGCCACAAATTGAAAAATCCTGATTAAGCGTTAAGCAGGATTCAACGCATTGCGACAATTCTGACTGAGCAGCAGACTGCATCTATCAGAAACATAGATGGAAATTTGTATGGGACTTGCAGGAGAAGGACGTGTTGAAAAGCGCTTCCGTGTTGCGCGTGAAGGTCAAACGGTCGATGGCCGTGAACTGACTGCGCAGGAAATTCAGCAGATGGGTTCAAGCTACAGTCTGGAAAAATATGGCGCGCGCATTAATCTTGAGCATTTTTCCGGCTGGTCGCCGGAACCGCCCTTCAATGCCTATGGCGACATCATCAAAGTTGAAGCAGTAGAAGAAAGCGGCAAATGGTCGCTTTACAACACCATTTCAGCCCTGCCGAATTTTGTGGCTATGAATAAAAAAGGCCAGAAAATTTATCCCTCGATTGAGTTCTACCGCAACTTTGCCGGGACAGGCATTGCCTATCAGGTCGGCCTTGGCCTTACTGATACCCCCGCATCGCTTGGCACAGAACCCATCAAATTTTCAGCCAATCAATTTGCAGTACGCACTCAACCCAATGCGGAGATTTTTATGTCCATTCCGGCAGATTCTGCTGAAAGCAGCAATCCTGTTTCCACAGAACAAAAAAGCTTTTTTGAACAGCTTAAAACAATGCTGACGCCTGCTCAGCCGAAACCGGCAGCAATACCTGATGACTTTCAGGCCACGGTCACGCAGGGCTTAGTGACTGCCCTGACCGGCATTAAAGACCTGAATGAAAAATTCAATCAGCTGAGCCAGCCAAAGCCCCCTGCGCCAGCTCCGGCGCCGGCCGCCGGAACAGAGCCGCAGGCCGGCGCGCCGCAAGACCAGTTCAGCCAGGCGCTGGCGCCAATCCTGCAGTCAATTCAGGGCCTGCAAACAAAATTCGATCAGCTTTCATCGACTGCCGTCAATAATCCGCCTCCTTCACCAGGCGGCGATGCTGACCAAGTTTCATACTAATTACTCAAGGATCTTTTCAATTATGGCAGTCGTTCTAAGTCCAATTGCGCGGACAAAACTTTCTTCGTACATCTCTGACATTGCGCGTGCAAATAACGTTGAAGATGCAAAATACACTTTCGCCGTTCAGCCTGTTCCTGAGCAGAAAATTATCGCCGCTTACCAAGAGTCTGCAGATTTCCTGAAGCAGATTAATATTTTTCCAGTCGACAATGCCAAAGGTGAAAAAATTGGCCTGCAGGTTGGCAGCGTTGCCGGCACCACGGATACCCGCGTAAAACCGCGTACACCGGTTCCAGCCGGCTCGCTGGATCTGCTGGATGAATATGACTGCACGCAAACCAACTATGATGTCGCGTATTACTGGTCATTGCTGAATGCATGGAAGCACCATCCCGACTTTAAAGCCAAGCTGCAGGCAATGGTCATTAAAGCCATTGCCCTGGATAAGCTATGCATTGGCTTTAACGGCTTGTACCGCGCGCCAACCTCTGACCGCGTGGCCAATCCTCTGCTGCAGGATGTCAAAAAAGGCTGGCTGCAGAAGATCCGCGACAATGCGCCTGAGCAGCATTATGAAGGTGTCGACGACGGTACAGGCAAAATGGTCACTAAAATTGGCACGGGGCAGGAATTCAAAACCGTCGATGGACTGGTCGAATTTGCAGTTGAAGAATATATCGCAGAGCAGCACCGCGACAGCGGCCTGATCGCAATCTGCGGGCGCGGCATTCTGAGCGATAAATACCTGCCTTTGCTGAACACCATCCAAGATCCGACAGAACAGCTGGCAGCGCGAACCATTTATGCCAATAAGCAGCTCGGCACTTTACAGGCTTTGCATGTACCGAAGTTCCCGGCAAAAACGATTCTCATCACCACACCAGACAACCTCTCAATCTATCTGCAGTCAGGCACATTGAACCGCTCTATCGTTGAGCAGCCGGAATGGGACCGCGCAGTTGACTTCCAGTCTGTGAATGAAGACTTTGTAGTCGAAGACTACACAAAGTGCGTCCTCATCGAAAATGTAGAGGTAGCATAATGTCAAATTCAATGCGTCAAAGCCGTGAACGCAAGCTGGCTGAAAAAGCTGCAAAAATGTCGCAAAGCCTTGATCCGCGCCTGCGCAAGAAAAAAGCCATCATGGGCATTGATCCCGGTTCGCCTGAAGGCGGCCGGTCTGCGCCGATTCAGGCTGAAATTGCCGCTGCAGCGGCTTCGGCTGCGGCAAATCCTGCAGGCAATATTGAACTGCGTCTGTTCAGCCAGCTCAATCAGCTGAAAGACATTAAATCGATTCAGGACAAAATTGCCAAAAAAGCGGAATGGCTACCTGAATATGCCGGATACATTGAAGGCTGCTTGGCAGTTTCACCGGCCCCGCAGAATCACACTTTAGTCCGCTTAATGATTTGGGCTGCGGATGCCGGCGAATATGAACAGGCTGTCCGCATTGCTGAATACGCCATTTTGAATGAAATGGTGATGCCTGAAGGTCATGCCCGCAGCATTGCAGAATTCATCACTGAGCAGTGCGCTCAGGACTTCATCAATGACCGTGACCTTGCTGCGGCCCATGCCGGCTTAATTGAAAAGCTGATTGAAATCGGCACCGGCGAAGACATGGTGGATGAAGTCCGCGCCAAAGGCTGGCGGGCATTAGGCGATGCTTTGAAAGAAGCCCAGCCGGCTGAAGCCTTGAATGCTTACAAGAATGCGCTGCGGTTCAATCCTAAAGCCGGCTGTGTCAAACAGGTGACGCAGCTGGAGAAGCTATTGAACCGCCAGCCAACCGGGTCGTCTCCCGACGCCGCTGTCGGCTCGCAGGCTGATTCACCTGATGCTCCGGCAGCAGATGCGTCAGTTCCTGCGTCCACCGACTCTAATGCGCCTGCGGAGTAAGCCATGCTGCTGAATGAACCTGTTTCTGAGTTTGTTGTTCAAAACCCTGAAGCTGACCGTCCGGCTGTCAGCATTCAAGACTTGCTTAGGACGGTTCGTTTAGACAAATCCAAAGGTGAGGAGCTGCTTGCTGAAAAAGTTCTGCTGGCGATGGACTGCATCAATGATCAGGTCTTATTGCTGAAGATCGAATCAGATACGCAGATCCGCAAATACAGGCGCGCGGTGTGCTATGAGGCAGCAGCGCTGATCTGTGAAGACAACTTGGATTTTGACACCGCCGCCGCCGGGCAAACGCGCGGTGAAAATCAGCAGGCGAAAGTGCAGTCCCTGCGCAGAATCGTAAATCACACCATTGCCGACTTAACCGGCAGAAAACGCAACCGGGTCAAGCTTGTATGACTGCCGTTTACGCCATTCAGGGCGACACGCTGGATGCTGTAGCAGCCCGCTATTTCAAGAACAATCCAGTGGACATGCTGCCTGCACTGATTGAGTTGAATCCTGAGCTGGACGGCATTTTTTTAGCTGAGCATCAGGCAGTAATACTGCCTGAACCGGCTCAGGTTCAAACCGCACAAACACTTAAACTATGGGACTAAGTTATGTATGAGCGCATAGCTTCCCCTAAGGGGAAAACGATGAATGATCCTATTTCAATTAAAGGATTGCCGTGGCTGCTCAAAATTGTGGCTGCGATTTTAGGCGCAATTCTAGCGCTTATCCTGAGCGGCGATATCGATACTCAGGGCCGCATTAAAATTACAGTCGGCGTGATATTAAAATTTGCAATCAGCGTGGCCATCAGCTTATATGGCGGCTCAGCTTTCATTGAATATTACCGATTGACCGGCTATTCACTGATGTCGCAGGGCTTTGTCATGCTGATTTTTGCAGTATTCGGCATGCTGATGATCGGCATCAGCTATCAGTCCCTGCAGCTGATGAAAGGCAAGCCGGCTGCAGCGGTTATTTCTGAAGTTAAAGCAGCCTTTATTGCGCTGTTCAAATAGTGGAGGCGCTCATGTCAAAAAAAATTACGATTGCGCAAATTCAGCAGCAGGCAGCCGAATTGGGCATTGAGCCGGCGGCGCTGAAGGCCATTCATGAAGTGGAATGCCGCGGATCTGGATTCAACGCTGACAATACTCCCGTAATCCTCTTTGAACGCCATGTGATGCGTCAGCGCCTGATCGCCGGCAAGCTTTTCAGCATTGCGGAAAAAATGGAAGTTAAGCAGCCAAATCTCTGCAGCAAAACGTCAGGCGGCTATGGCTTATATTCTGCGCAGCATGGCCGTTTGGCTGCGGCCGCTGAATATCACCGTGAATCGGCGCTGGAGTCCTGTTCTTGGGGCATTGGACAGGTAATGGGCTATCACTGGAAATCGCTTGGCTATGAGTCTCTGCAGGCTTTCGTCAATGCAATGTACAAAGACGAAGCTTCACAGCTTGATGCAATGTGCCGCTACATTAAAGTGAATGGCCTGATCAATGCCCTGAAAAATAAGGACTGGAAAGCATTTGCGCGAGGCTACAATGGCCCGGCGTTTGCAAAAAACAGTTACGATGTGAAACTGGCCAATGCGTATAAAAAATTTGCAGAAGGCGCTTAAGCGATGAAAGCCCTCATCCCATTAAAGTCATTTCTGGCGGAAAAACTGCCGGAAATGACAAGCGATAAATGCCATTTGCTCATTGTGAATGGCAGCCAAGCCAAAGGCTATATGGAATATACCGCCCGCATTCTGCTGACAGATTACCGCGGTGATCCTGTTCAAGTCATCATGCTGCTCCGGAACTGGCTCCAGTCTAAAAATCTGCATTTGGATGCTGCTCAAAAGGACATTCAAATTTCCTTCAGCAGCGAGATTATTGATGCCAGTACCTTTGACCTTGAGATTGATTTTCCGCAGCGCGACAAAATAGTTTCGGGTGAAAATGGGTACCATGTTTGCCCCGGAATGGTCTGGAGTGATGACCAGGATAAATTTGTCCCTGCAGGAAGCTGATAATGGATGCAATTGCTGGACTGAATCACTGGCTTGACCAGATTGCGCTGTGCCTTGAGCCGAAGCAGCGCAGAGAGCTGATGCGCAGGCTGGCTCAAGGCTTAAGGGTGCGTCACCGTGACCGGATTAAACAGCAAAGAGATCCGGGCGGCAGCCGCTTTATTCCGCGGAAACGTGAACAGATCGGACGCATCAAGCGTCAAGGCGCTTTATTCCAGAACATCGGCAAGCACCTGAAGACTGAATATTCAGCCAATCATGCTGCAGTCGGCTTTGGCGGGCGTACAGCTGTTGTGGCCAGAGTTCACCAGGATGGCGGGACAGTTAAGCCAAGCCGGTATGCCAAATCAGTCCGCTATCCAATCCGTGAATTAGTGGGCTTCAGCAAGCAAGATGAAAAGTGGTGCATGGATGAAATTCAGAAGTTTATTACATCATGATTGAACTCAGATGCAAATGCGGAAAGTTACTGTGCCGCATTGAAAAAATCACAGTAAAACTTGAAATAAAATGCCCTCGCTGCAGAGTGCTCAATCATTGGAACGCCTAGAGCGTCAGGTTAGATAGCCCAGAGCTACCAACGGAGATGACAAATGTCCCCGACAACTAACCCCAGCCAAGAACTTTCAAAACCTGTTTACAATCCTTCAGGCCGCTCATTTTCGGGCTGGCTGGGCGGCAAGTCACAGCTGGCCAGAACCATCATTGAGATGATGCCGGCGCATAAGCACTACTGTGAAGTATTTGGCGGCGCCGGCTGGGTGCTTTTTAAAAAATCCCCTTCCACATTAGAAACAATCAATGACGTGAATGGGGACTTAATCAATCTATACCGGGTCTTCAAATATCATCCTGACGCCTTGGAAAAAGAATTTGAAACCCAGCTGATCAGCCGTGAGGAATTTGAACGCCTTAAATCTGAAAGCGCAGCATCATTAACCGATGTACAGCGCGCGGCGCGTTTCTACTATCTGCTGCGCACCTGTTTCGGCGCCAAAATTGCCGGGCAGAATTTCTTTTCGCACGCTGAACGGCTGCCGCTTTTAAAGCTGGGCGATGAACTGAAAACGGTTTTATCCGCCATTCACCAGCGCCTGCAGAAAGTAAATATTGAAAACCGCAACTATGACGTTTTGATTCAGAAAATGGATCGCCCCGAAACTTTATTTTATTTAGATCCGCCTTACTACAATTGCGAAAAATACTATGGCAAAGACATTTTTGGCCGTGATGACTTCTTAAAATTGCGGGACTTGCTCAAAAATATTCAGGGCAAATTTATTTTAAGCCTGAACGATGTACCTGAAGTGCGTGAAATTTTTGCCGGCTTTTATTTTCACACACGGCAGATCCGCTGGTCTCTTAATGCAAAATCTGAAAGTGAAAATAATGGCAAAGAAATCATTATCACCAATTTTGAAATTCCTGATTAAGCGTTAAACAGGATTCAACCCCTCGCCTGCTCAAATTAAATTGCCCATGATCCGTCATGGGCAATTTACGTTTATATGAGCATGAGTAATCAACTTTTAAGACAATTTCAAAATCTGGCCAGCATCGGCACTGTCATTGCTGTGGATGCGCCTGCATGGAAAATGCGCCTTCAAATTGATGAAAATGAAACGGATTGGATACCCATCCCAGCGATGGCTGCAGGTGCCGTCAGAATCTGGCGGTGCCCATCGCTGGGAGAACAATTTTCAGTTGCAGCGCAAGGCGGTGAACTCACCAGCGCCATTCCGCAAGTCAGTATTTTTTCCGAAGAATTTCCGCCGCCAAGCACAGATCCGAATGAAGTTTTTGTGCAGCTGGGCGAGCATGCCTTCAGTGTCAATATTAAGTCCGGCGAGGCCTTATTCAAATTGAAAAAATGCACGTTTGATGTGCCTGAAACCGTATTCACTGGAACTGTGCATGCTGAAAAAGCCATTTCATCGGATGAGGATGTCACAGCAAAAGAAGTCAGCCTGCTGAATCATCCGCATGGCAATGTCATGAATGGGCCGGGACAGACTTCAAAACCTATCCCCTCTGGAGCTTAAGCATGATTAAAGGCATGTCGCGCCACACAGGGCACAGCATTTCAGATGATGGGCTGCCGGAACACTTGAAACAGTCGCTGCATGACCTGCTGAGCACATTAATCGGCACACGTTTATGCCGGAGAAATTACGGCTCTTTAGTGCCGGCGCTCATTGACCAGCCCGGCAACGATATTACCAGGCTGAAAATTATGAACGCCTCAGCAACAGCCATCATCCGTTTTGAACCGCGTATCAAGATCCAGCAGGTTCAGGTCAGCAGTACCGGCAGCGCAAATGCATGGGACATCACATTGATCGGCACTTATTTGCAATACAGCCAAGAACAGTCTTTTAAGCAAAACTATACGATTGGAGCAGCAGCATGAGCATTGCAAACAGAGTGGATCTGTCGTCACTGCCTTTTCCTGATGTGCTGGAAACATTGGACTTTGAAGCGGAACTCTCAGCATGCAAGCAGGATCTTATTTCAAGAGACCCTGAACTTGAAGAGGCCCTTCAGTTTGAAAGTGAACCGCTGGTCAAGCTGCTGCAGACCTTTGCCTACCGCTTCCTGATTAAAACCGGCCAAATCAACGCCAAGGCAAAAGCCCTTATGCTGGCCTATGCTGAGAAAGCCGACTTAGATCATTTGGCCGCAAACCGCGGTGTATACCGCAAAACCATTATTCCGGCCCAGCTGAATGCAAACCCGCCGGTTCCGGCGGTCATGGAGTCCGATGAGGATCTGCGCCGCCGCGTACATCTGCAGCCTGAAAGCATGGCTGCCGGTTCCGCCGGCGCGTATCAATTCTGGGGCTTAAGCGCGCATGGCCATGTCAAGGATATTGCTGTCGAAAACCCCAAAGAAGGCCATGTCAATATTTGGGTACAAAGCCATATTGATGAAATTGCGCCACAGGACTTGCTCAACAATGTTGATCAGGCGCTGGATGCTGAAACGCGCCGGCCGCTGACCGACTATGTGCATGTCAAAGCCGCGGCGCCGGCAGAATGGGTATTGAATGCGACCTTGGTGCTGTTCCCCGGCCCGGACTCTGCCGTAGTCAAAGCAGCTGCCGAAGCTGATGCCGGCAAACATATCGAAAAAATTTCGTCATTGGGCTATGACGTGACCCGCAGCGGATTATTCCGGGCGCTGCACCAGGGCGGCGTGCAGAATGTCATTCTCAACAGCCCGCCGGCGGACATTGTCCTGCCGAAAAACCGCTATTCAAAATGCACCGGCATCACCATCAGTATTGTGGAGTTCCGCGATGTCTAGCCTGCTTCCGCCAAATGCCACCAAGCTTGAAAAAAATGCTGAAAAACTGGGTGAAAAAATTTCTTCGCTTGCTGTTCCTTTTATTGATTTACACCGCATCGACCGCTGTCCTGCTGCTCATCTGCCTTGGCTGGCATGGGAACACAGGGTTGAGTATTGGCGGCCCGACTGGAGTGAGCCGGAAAAGCGCAATGCCATCCGTGAAAGCGAGTCTTTCAATGCTCAGCGGGGAACCCGTTCGTCAATCACCAGCCTGCTCAGCACCGTAGTCGACAATTTCCAGCTGAAGGCATGGCATGAGTTTCAGCCGCCGCAGCAGCCCTTCACTTTTGTCGTCATGATCAGCACACAGCACCTGCTTTCGATTGAACAGCTGCTGCAGGTGCAGACCGCAATTGATGCGACTAAATCTGCCCGGGACAATTATTCAATTTCGGCCAAAGTCAAAACAGACTGTGATTTCTATATCACCGGCTCAGTCACCGCCGGTACCCGGATTCATTTGGAAAGTATTTAAAGAGAGCGCTATGCCTGCAAAATATTATGTCACCCTCACTCATTATGGCGCACAGCTTGTGGCTGAAGCCCATCATGTGCAAACCATCAATTTGACAGAACTGGTCATAGGCGATGCCAATGACATCCCGTACCTGCCGGTAGACAAAAAGGATTTAACCCAGCTGGTTCATCAGACCGCAGCAGTCGAAATCCGCGAAATAAAAATTGCCGATGGCATTGCCACTGTTTCGGCCATTATTCCCGCAAATATCGGCGGTTTTAATATTCATGAAATTGGCCTGAAAGATGCGTCCGGGCAGCTGGTTTACATCGGCAATTATCATGGTGCCTATAAGCCGGTCATTGACGAAGGCGCAGGCGGTGAACTGGAAATCGTCATCGATATTAAAGCGACGTCCGGCGCTGAAGCGCTTATTGAAATTAATCCGCTGATCATCTCTGCAGATAAAGCATGGGTTAATAAGCTTCTTGAAGGCTTTATAAAATTCAGTGATATTGTTGATAATTTAACAAGCGGAGGCCGTGATCGTCCCTTATCTGCTGAACAAGGAAAGCTGCTAAAAAGCATGGTTGAGAATTTCACTAATTCTTTTAGCAGCTCTAACAACTATATTAAGCTTCCGGGAGGAACTATCCTGCAGTGGGACCGCATACATCATGAGCAGCAAGCTCAGTTCTTTACTTTCCCTATTGCGTTCCCAAATGAATGTTTCATTGTAAATACTGGTACTGGGGAGCATGTTGTTGATGCAGCAGAAGTTCTTAATATTGAGAAAGGCTCAATCACAAAAAATGGATTTAAAGGATGGGCAACTGCTTTTTGCCACTACACATATATTGCTATAGGACGCTAACATGATTTCTTTCAGCCCATCTGAACAAGTTTTCTATGACAGTTCATTGAATTATCAGCAATATCCGGACGATTTAGTTGAAGTAGATCATGAACAGCACATGCTTATTCTTGGAAAAATCAACACTGGCCATTATATTTTTCCAGACTTTTCATTTTCCGAAAAAAGCCCATCCGCTGCACATAAATTCGTAGATGGAAAATGGATCGATAACCGAACTGCTGCTCAAAAACGTAAAGCTTACCTTGCAACATTAAAACCGCTTTCACGCCGTCAATTTAAGCTTGCTTTACTTAAAAATAAATTACTCAACAGTTTAGAGCTGGCAATTTCTGAAATCAGCGATCCAGAACTTCGATCACAATATGAGATTGAATATCATGAATTGACCGTATTTGAACGGACAAATGAAAGCGTCATACAGCTGTTGAAACTTGTTAATCTGAATAGTAAAGAAATAGATTTATTGTGGGAGAACGCCCAGCTCTAAAGTCAATAATCCTGATTAAGCGTTAAATAGGATTTTACTCATAGAATAAAAAAAACTCCCAATACATGATGGCTTCAAAAGTTTTTATGGAGCCATCATGACTGAGTTTCACCACGGCATTACAGCGCGCGAAGCGCCCATTGGAAAAATCCCCCTCCGCAATGCGGACACCAATACAATCGCAATGCTTGCCTTTGCGGATGATGCAGATGAAGATGCCTTTCCGCTCAACACGCCTGTCCTGGTCACATCAATCAACCGCGCGCTGCCCAAAGCCGGCTTCTTAGGAAATCTGCGCAAGAATCTGGAAATCATTTCACAGATTACATCGCCTACCCTGGTCGTGATCCGCATTGAAAATCCGTTCTCTGACGGCGAGTTTGACCAATCGCAGGTCATCGGCACTACAGATGCAGCTGGACAGCGCACAGGCCTGCAGGCATTGCTCACAGTTAAATCTGTGCTGGGTATTACGCCAAAAATCATCTGCGTTTCTGATACTGAAACCATCGATGTGGCCAATGCACTCGGCGCAATCTGCAAAAAACTCCGCGCCTACGCTTACATCACTCCGCGCAATGAAAACGGTGCAATGCTGCCAACCGCTGAAGCGGTTGCCCGTTTCCGCAAGATGCTGGCATTCCGCGAGATTGAGCTGATCTGGCCGGAGTGGACAAGCGGCAATGTTTTCCTGGGAAATACAGATTCGCCTGAAAATCCTGGCGGCGAAGACCGTTTCGTAATCAGCTGCACACCGTCTGAGGTACAGCAGCGGATTATTTTAAATAAAGTGCGCAATACGCTGCCGTCCCTGACTTTCAATAATGTTGTATTCGACATCTATATTAATGGCAAACCGGCTGTCTCAGGAGTTTCACTGCTGAATTCTGAGGCGATGGATCTAGTCGGTTTAAAAGTTGAGGACTTGACCGGAAACGGCCGGAAAATATCAATCACGCCAAAATCAGACAGACACAGAGCATTTGAGTTGATGCCAACAATGGGGGCATTTGCCAAAGATACAGATATAGAAGAGGGCAATGTTGTTGTTGAAAAAGGAAGTTTCCATTTCTGCTTAATTGCAGCCAATGATCTGCCCACAACTATCGAATGGAAAATCGAAGGAGATGGAACTTTATACAGTGACAGGGTGGAAAATGTTACTGAAAGCTCTAAACGCAGCTTAAATATTACAGAACTGCACACTTACAATGGGCTTGAAATTATTTCTGCACAAGCATTTCTGCAGAATAAAATTACATCACTGACTATCGCAGATACAGTTTGGCTTATTGGTCAAAATAGCTTTGCCGGAAACAAAATTACAGAACTGGTGCTGGGTTCTGGTGTAAAAATGCTCGGAAATTATGCATTTAAAGACAATGCTATAAGTATGGTCACAGTGTATGCTGTTATACCGCCGAAGGTTGAATCTGACAGCTGGCCGCCTTTCGATGGCAATCCTATTGCTTCAATTCGAGTACCTGCAGAATCTGTAAATGCATATAAAGCAGCTGAGTATTGGTCAAGCTTCAGTTCCATCATTACAGCTATTTAATGAATTTGGCATAGGCATTTTCAATCATGCCTAATCCCAAAATCCTGATTAAGCGTTAAACAGGATTCCCCTGATGGAATAAAAACTGTCCTCAATTCATGATGACTTCAAAAGTAATTTCACTTTTATGGAGTCATCATGACCGAGTTTCATCACGGCATTACAGCGCGTGAAGCGCCCATTGGAAAAATTCCAATCCGCAATGCGGATACCAACATAATTGCAATGCTCGCCTTCGCGGATGATGCAGATGAAGACGCCTTTCCGCTCAATACGCCTGTCCTGGTCACATCAATCAACCGCGCGCTGCCCAAAGCCGGCGCTTCAGGAAACCTGCGCAAGAACCTGGAAATCATTTCACAGATTACATCGCCTACCCTGGTCGTGATCCGCATTGAAAATCCGTTCTCTGACGGAGACTTTGACCAGTCGAAGGTCATCGGCACAACAGATGTAGTTGGACAGCGCACAGGCCTTCAGGCATTGCTCACGGTTAAATCTGCGCTGGGCATTACACCAAAAATCATCTGTGTTTCTGATACCGAAACCATCGATGTGGCCAATGCGCTGGGGGCAATCTGCAAAAAACTCCGCGCCTACGCTTACATCACTCCGCGCAATGAAAACGGTGCAATGCTGCCGACCGCTGAAGCAGTCGCCGGTTTCCGCAAGATGCTGGCATTCCGTGAGATTGAGCTGATCTGGCCGGAGTGGACAAGCGGCAATGTTTTCTTTGGTACAAATAATGAGGACGAACTAGGATGAATCTTAAATATGGTCCAGGCATTTACACCGCTGCAGTAGCCGCCGCAGCGCTGCGCGCCGAAACGGACAAAAAAACCGGCTTTCATAAATCCCTTTCAAACATTGCGGTGGCAGGCCCTACCGGCATCAGCATGCCGATCACTTGGGATCTTGAAGATCCGGATACCGATGCCGGCTACCTGAACAGCAATGACATCACCACGATGATCATGCATGACGGCCCGCGCTTCTGGGGCAACCGCAATTGCTCTGATGACCCGCGCTTTGCTTTTGAAGTCGCCACACGCACAGCGCAGTTCCTGCTGGACACCATCATCAATGGCTGCTTCCCTTTTATTGACCAGCACCTTATGCCATTTCTGGCCAAAGACATTATCGACACGATTAATGCCAAATTGACGGAGCATGTCAATGCCAAGCGCCTGATCGGCGCATCTGTCTGGTATGACGAGGCAGAAAACTCAATTGAAGGACTGTCACAGGGCCTGATGTGGATTGACTACGACTTCACCCCAGTTCCAACGCTGGAGAACCTAGGCCTCAATCAGCGCATTACAGACCGCTATCTGGTCGACTTTGGCCAGTTAATCAATAACGCTGCTTAATAGGAGCTGGATGCAATGCTTCCACGTACTTTGAGAAATTTTAATGTGTTCGTTGATACACATTCCTGGGCAGGTGTCGCTGAAGAAGTCACCATTCCCAAAATCACCAAGAAAACCGAAGACTTCCGCGGCGCAGGCATGATCGGTGATGTGGCGCTGGTGATGGGCTACGAAAAGATGGAAGGCGAAGTTGTCTATGCCGGCTTTGATGTCAAGCAGTACCGCCAGCTTGGCGTCTGCGGTACTTCCGATTTGCCGGTACGTTTCGTGGGCATTTATGAGCGTCAGGACAACTGCAGCATTCAGAATGTCGAAATCTATACCCGCGGCGTGGCCACTGAACTTGATCCCGGCAGCTCCAAGAATGGCGAAAAAACTGAAACCAAAATCACTTACAACTACAGCTATTACCGCCTGGAAGTCGATGGTGTGATTGAAGTCGAACTCGACTTTATCAATGGCACCGAAAAATTCGGCGGCAGCGATTTGGCAGCAGAAATCAAAAAGCTGCTTGGCCTATAGGGTCTAGCAATTCCCCCCTCTTTTTATTCACTTTTTAAATGAGCGCAATCATGACTACAGAAAAGAACCAGGACAACACTTCAGCTTTGCCGGAAGACCCAAATGTCCGTACCGTTACGCTGGAAACACCTATCCAGCGCGGCGCAGCCTCAATTACCGAGATTCAAATCCGGAAACCCAACGTCGGCACTCTGCGGAACTTAAGCCTGCAGGACGTTTTGAAGTGGGAAGTTCAGGCAACAAACGTGCTGCTCAGCCGTGTAACAGCGCCAGCGCTGAGCATCAATGACTTGAACCAAATGGATGTATCCGACTACACCTCACTGGCCGTGGAACTCACAAGTTTTTTAGTCAGTGCCAAGCAGAAATCCCAAGCAGCGTTGACGATGTAATTGCCAACCTAGCCGTGGTTTTTCACTGGACGCCCAGAGAATGTGAAGCTTGGGAAATTGAAGAGCTGATGCAATGGAACGAACGCGCGCGCGTCCGTTCGCAAACTGACTGATAAAACAGGATTCAATTGAAGTATGAGCCTAAGTCTAAGCGCAATTTTAACGATCGTAGATGAGGCAACCCGCCCTTTGAAAATGATCCAGCAAATGTCGGATTCCAGTTCAAATTCAATTGAAGACCTGACACGCAGCATTGACCGCCTGAATCAAACATTCGGCGGTTCAAATGCCAGGAAATACAATCAATCTCTGCAGCAGGCCAGCCAATCCACCAGCAAACTGCAGGCCGTCACCCGCCTGCTCGCTGCGGAATATGGCCATGTCGACCGCGGGCTGACATCCTTATTAAATAAAACAGATCAATGGAACGCCCAGCTTAAGCAGAACCGTCAAAATATCTTTAAAGATGTCCGCAGTACAGCAATGCAGCTGACGGCTGTCGGCTTTGCCGCTTCAGTACCAATTAAGGCCTTTGCTGATGCCGAAGAAGCCAGCACAAAGCTGAAAGTTTCAATGATGGACAGTACAGGAAAAGTCGCTCCGGAGTTTGAAAAAATCAATCAGCTGGCCACCAAGCTCGGCGCCCAATTGCCGGGTTCAAATGCCGACTTCCAGAACATGATGACCAACCTTGTACAGCAAGGCATTTCCTTTAAATCCATTTTGGGCGGCACCGGTGAAGCTGCAGGCAATTTAGCGGTACTGCTGAAAATGCCATTTGACGAAGCTGCAAACTTTGCAGCTAAAATGCAGGATGCAACGCAAACCGCTGAAGGCGACATGCTGAGCTTGATGGATACCATTCAGCGTACTGCTTACCTCGGTGTAGATCCGACCAACATGCTGGGCGGTTTTGCGAAGCTGGGCGCAGGCATGAAAACCATTAAGCAGATTGGGCTGGATGGCGCCAACGCAATGGCTCCCCTGCTGGTTATGGCCGATCAGAGCGGGATGACGGATTTAAGCAGTGCGGGCAATGCCTACAGCAAGATTTTTAAAGCCATGCTTGATCAGGGAAAAATCAACAAAGCCTTGAAAGGAACAAAGCTTTCATTTGATTTCAGTGACGGCAAAGGCGAGTTTGGAGGCTTAGACCGCATGTTTAAGCAGCTGGAAAAACTCAAAGGGCTAACAACACAGCAGCGGAACGGAATTATTTCAGATATTTTTGGCAATGATGCTGAGAATATGCAAGTTCTGAATTTGCTCATCAATAAAGGCAAAGCCGGCTATGAAGAAACCATTGCCAAAATGGAGCGCCAGGCTGATCTGCAAACGCGCATTAATGCGCAGCTCGGAACCTTAAAAAACATTTGGGAGCAGGCTCAGGGCGCCATGACAAATGTCATGGTCGACTTTGTTGCTGCCATTGCTCCAGATTTGAAATCCTTTGTGAACCGGATCAGTGAAATAGCAGAAAAGCTCAGCGCATGGGCAAAAGCCAACCCTGAACTTGTCCGCACAATCGCCAAAATCGCCCTGCACCTGATCATGTTCAAAGTGGCCATGCTGGGGCTAAGGCTCACAACAAACCTCTTCTTCAGCGCAATTGTGGGGCTGCTGGCAGGCATTACAAAATTGACCATTATGCTTTGGCTCATTAACAAAGTTGCAGATCGTTTTGGCATTAGACTGCCAACGCGCCTATCCGTGATCGCCAAAGGCATTCGCTTACTTGGGCAAGCATTTATATTCTTAGCCCGGCAAGCTATCCCTATGGTTATCCGCGGCCTGATTGCTATGTCAGCAAGCCTGCTGGCCAATCCATTAACCTGGATCATTGTATTAATTGGCTTGGTCGCAGTGGCCATTTACAGGTATTGGGGGCCAATAAAGGCATTTTTCAAAGGCTTCTGGGATGGCTTGAAAATTGGCTTAGCCCCTTTTATTGACACGCTGCGCGCATCATTCAGCAGCTTGAAAACAACACTTTCACCTTTAAAGCCTATTTGGGACGCTTTAGTCAATGTCTGGAATATTTTTAAAGGCGTCATAGCTGAGGCACTGACCCCATTTCAGGCAACCAATGCACAGCTGGCCAACGCCGCTTCATACGGGCAAAGCTTTGGCCAAGCGCTAGGGATTATTTTAGGCTTGCTGGGCGAAGTCATTGCGACTTTAATCAGAGCAGCCAGTGTCATTTTTACTGTTTTCGGCACGGCCATTGGTGAATTTGCCGGGCGGATATCCATGCTCCCTGAACAGGTGAGCGCTGCGTTCAATTCGGTTAAAGCCAGCGTAATGGACGCCGGCGCAGCATTCATCAATTACCTGCTGACCCCTTTAAGGCAAGTCATAAGCGCAGTTAATTTGCTGATTACAGGCATGAATAAAATTCCAAATGTGAATATTCCTAAAATTCCCCAAGTGCCTCAACTCAATGCATCAGCCCCCGGTGCTGTGCCGGCCAAGCCTGTGCAGACCAAAGCGATTATTCCGCTGCGGGCGCCACAGTCCGGCCAAACAGTTAATCACTTCGGCGCACCGCAAATCAGCATCACCGGCGTAACCGATCCGAAAGCCGTTGGCGCTGTGGTCGACCAGAAGATGAAGAGCTGGCAAAGCAGTTTTGCTGCGCCATCTTCGAACCGCAGCTACAGCGACCAGAACTGAGCAGGAGAATTACAATGTTAATGAGCCTCGGACAATTTGTATTTATGACCGGCACACTGGCCTTTCAGGAAATCCAGCGCCAGCGCTCATGGAATTATGCCGATAATGCAGTTGCATTCGGCCGCCCAAAGAAACAGTTCATGGGCGCCGGTGAAGACACCGTGAGCCTGCCTGGCCTCATCTATGAGGAATACGGCTTTGGCACGCGCTTCGCGCTGGATGAGCTGGCCAGCATGGCCGATACTGGCCAAGGCTTTGTGCTGATGGATGGCGCCGGCTATGTGTATGGCGTTTATGTGATTGACAGCATTGATGAAACCAAGTCTATTTTGCTGGACAACGGTACGCCGCGCAAAGTGGGCTACACGCTGAAGCTGAACCGCGCAGATGATGACCGGGTGGAAACTCAGTCTGCGCCTAAACGCAGAAAAGGTGCAGCATGATTAAAACCCCTGTCTGCATTGTTACAGCCAACAGCAAGCCTTTGAATGCGCTGATTTACAGCCGAATCCTCAGCGTTACGGTGACGGATAACCGCGCCAATGAAGCGGATGAACTCAGCATCGTGCTTGATGATCATGATGGCGCTTTGGAGCTGCCTAAGCGCGGTGTCCGCCTGAATTGCCGAATGGGCTATTTAGGCGGCAGCCTGCATGACAAAGGCGATTTTATTGTGGATGAAACGGAATGGTCAGGCACACCGGATCAGATCACAGTAAAAGCCTCCAGCGCCAATTTTAAAAGCAATATCAAAGAGGCCAAATCTAAATCGTACCACCGCAAAAAATTTGGCGAGATTGCTGCGGAAATTGCCAAAAATCACAGCCTCACTTTGGTCATGACCAGCGATTTAAAAAATATTGATTTAAGCCATGTTGATCAGACCAATGAGTCTGATCTGAACCTGCTGACGCGTTTGGCCAAACAGAATGGCGCAGAGATGGCCGTAAAAAAAGACCGGCTTTTAATTTTTTCCGCCGGCAGCGCAAAAACAGCTTCAGGCAAGGATTTACCCACCATTACTTTGACCAGAAACAGCGGTGACCAGTTCCGCTACAGCGAGCAAGACCGGGAATCGGATCATACTGGCGTTTCTGCCAGTTACCAGGACACAGGCAAAGCCAAGCGAGAAAAAGCCGTGTCTGGCGAGAAAGGCAAAGTGAAACATCTGAAGGGAACCTTTGCCAATAAAGAAGAGGCGGAACGTGCAAGCAAAGCGAAAATGGCTGAAATTAAACGGCAGATGGCAAAATTCAGCATTACAACAGCCTACGGCATACCTGAAATCAGTACAGAGTCACCCGTAAAGCTGCAGGGCTTTAAAACGGAAGTGGGCAAGCTGAAATGGATTGTAGAAAAAGCCACGCATAGTTTTGCTAAGAGTGGCGGACTGACAACTCAGCTGGATCTAGAGGCAAATATCTAATGATCAGGATTATTATGATTTACCTAAAGATCCGCCGGCAGCTTAGGGGAACAGTGTGAAGAACGAAACCGCCCTCCTTATTTTCCTGCTTGCTTTGATCTTGTTTTGTGCTGCAGCAAGCAGCCCTGAAAGTTCAAATTCTGCGCTTGGCTGGTTATGAAAAGCAGCCAAAAAAAAGCCCTCAAAATTGAGGGCTCTGATTTAGTTAAGATCAAACCCATCAGCCAAATGCCACTCTACTAGCTGATCCATATCAATTAGAAATAATTTCTCACTTTTTAATGCACTTTCTTTTGCTTCTTGAGTAAATTTACTTGTCGTCACCACATAACCGCGCCAAGCATTATTTTCTTCAATTACACCTTTAAATTGCTGAATAATAGGCCTGCCAACTAAGTTATTTTCTGAATGTCTTTTGCACTGAACAACAATCAAACCGTTCTCATGTCTTGCAAAACCGTCAACGCCTGCATCATTAGACTTTTTGGTTCCCCATGCCAACATTCCCTTATCTTGAAAAAAGCTCATGACATGCTGTTCAAAAACAAACGGGTCCATAGCTATTAACTTTTGCTTTAACTGTCCGGTATCTTCTGTAGGCAAGTCAGATTTCTTTGGCTGCAAAGGTTCACAGGTCATAGCCTGCTTTAAGGAATGATTCGCACGTCTATAAATTTCATCTTTAACGATAAGAGCCATAATGACGCTAATGTAAGATTGGCTTTCTTTAGAGGTGAAAAAGCTCTCCAAAATAGATGTAATGCCTGCACTCCCTAAAAAAATGAGAACCAACAAAGGCATTCCTATAGCTCCGCCCAATGCCGCAACACCTACACCAGAACCGCCAACAACAGTTGCCGCTGCTAAAGTCACAGGGATAGCAACTTTCAAAGACCATGGTAAATTTGAGTTTTTATAGTTCTCAATTGCCGCACCAATACTTCGCATTACTATTTTAGTTGTTTCCCCCATATCAGAAATTTCTTGAACCCGCTTAATTTTATCCATCATGGATAATTTCGGCTGATCTACAATTTCACGAACCAAAACCAGCCATGAAAGAATATCCAAACGGTCTTGTTCTGTAGAAACAGAGCTAATGACTTTGGCAAAAACGGAAACGAGCCATTGTTCTACTTTATTCAATTTAACGCCATGTACTTAAAATAATTAAAGAAAGTAATGTATAACAAATTAACAAAGTTTGACACTATGCATTAGCTTATTGTGACCCTATCCATCAGATCATCATGACCCAATGCATCGGGTCAAAATAATCCTTTCTTCTATATATAAATAGAATAAAGAATAAATTTATAAAAGAATGCGAATTTTCTAACCGCATATAATTTTTTATTTCAACAATAAAAGCCATGCTGATAATCATTATAAAATCGGCACAATAGCCTTCTAATAATCAAAACATTAACGAAACATTTGACAACGCAAAATATTTACATAATATTATGTAAATCACAGCCAAATGCTGTGAGCAGATGTGGAAGTCTGTTATATCATCACAAGGCGCAAATCAAAGTCGCTTATGCGGCATTTTTTTTGCCTGACTGTTTAGGTCTATCCGTAATGGTAGGCTAGGCAGGGCAGCTTCGTGCTGGCCGCACCCTTGTGAGCGGTACTTCCACCCCTGCTTAGTCTGCCACCATTCTGTGGAAGGAATGTTGGTGGGTTTAAAACCTACTCACAAGGACTTAAACATGAACACTTCTTCAAAAAGTGTGCATTCTGCACCATCGTATCTACATCCTGAATTTATTGGCCCAATCCATCCGCGTGAAGCACTTCACCACGTTTTAAAACAGCAAACTCTTCAAAATAAATACCCTGCTCCATCCAGCATAAAGCTCCTTATTCACCCTGCCATTGTGGCCTTCCTGCTCTTCATTGTTCTGGTTATTGCCTTCGCTGCTGGAGAGTAATCATGAGAGTGTACGTGCATACAGAATTGGGTACAGAAAAACGCTGTACCCGCTGCAGTGAATACTGGCCCCGGGATGAAGAATTTTTCTATAAAAATGGCTTCAGAAATGGCATGCAGCAATGGTCTGCTCAGTGTAAAGCCTGCTATGTCACCTCATACCGTGCGGGGTACGACATATGAAAGGCATGCTTTTACAGTCTGGCGAATACCCGCTTATTTCATCACCGCAGCTGAGCAAAGAACTGGGCCATGCAGGCGCAATGTTCCTGCAAAAGCTACATTTTCTAATCAATGAAAATAGAAAGTTCAAACAGAAAAAGAACCTGACCACGTACAACAACCGGAAGTGGTGGTTTCACACATTTGAAGAATGGCAATCTACGCTGGGCATGTTCAGCGTATCCACCATCAAGCGCGCAGTGGCCAAGCTCAAAGAACTTGGCTTGATTGAAATTGACAAGCTCTCAAAAATTAAGTCCCTGCGTGTGAATTACTACACCATCAACTATAAAAAGCTTAAAGCGCTTTTTGGCATATCCACTGGCGCTGCAAAGCCTCAACCTCAGCCAAAGCCTGAACCGGAAAAAGTTCAAGGTACAGAAGCGCCAATTCATCCAGAAGCTACAGCAGAGGATCTCGCCACCATACCGCGTGAACACCGCGCGCTGTACAGACAGCTGCGCCAGTACAAGCTTGACATCGCACATAATGATCCGCGCCTGTTCTCTTGGGAAAAAGTATCCAGAACCGTACTCGCCTACACTGCTTCCGCACCCAACCGGCTCAATCTAAATAAATGGCAATGGCACATGCCAGAACAGATCTTACCTGCAGAATTTATAAGGACATAAAAAATGGGGATTGAAAAACATATCATCCGCGTTCAAGAACCGAACACCAAAAAGCGCAAGTTCTTTATCAGCTCAAAGGATTTATACCGGCAACTGCAACCGGACGTTTCCTACAAAACTTTTGTGGAAACCAATATTACCTGGTCTCGCTTGCGGGAAGATATTGACTACCATTTCAATGAGCAATATGGCACTTACAACCTTTCAATTTGTGCAGTTCAAGCAATATTGATTATGGAAAATACAGACAGAAGCTGGACCCTATTCAACAGCTTGACTGATCATATTAACAATGGCTTCCCTAACAATAGATAAGGGGAAAATTCATGTATAAAATTGATGAAAATGAAGTATATACTATCAAGCAGGTTATAAATAAAGTGGCTTTAATCCGGAAGCTGTCAGAACTAGGTGGCGACCAATCTCCTGACATATCTTCTGAACAAATAGCCACTGTATTTAGTGAACTTGAAGACCAGCTGAAAGATATAATTTCAAAAATAGAATTAATCTGACTGAATCATTAACTGAATCATCTGAATAATTTTTGCTTTTTGGACATCATCTGCACTGCTGTAAAGCCCGATCAGCTCTGTCTGGTCGGGCTTCATTGTTTTTGGGACTCCAAAAATTACATACATCATGTCAAAGCCATATTCTTCAAGCATTTGAACAAATTTTAAATCGAAAGGCTCACCGCGTTTTTCAAAACGCACCCAGCTTTGTTCTTTTATTCCGGCTATTTCAGCTGCTCCTTTCTGCGTTAAACCGGAAAACTTTTTCCTTTCTGTTTTCAAACGATTACCTCGTTCCAGAGAAATAAAACTACGTTCCATAGTATTACCTATTGAAAACTACTATATATAGTAGTAAATTAACTTTGCACGAAATCAAACTTTTCACGATTTCCACCATTTTAAATTTTTAAGAGGTCAATGCAATGTGTCCAGCTAAAAACCCCACAAATGAAAAACAAATTGTTTTTCGTGTTTCTGAATTAGTTCATCGGCAAATCCGCATTCAAGCAGCTGAGCAAGGAGCTAAGTCAACAAACCAGTTCGCAAAAGAAAAGCTTCTTGAAACATTGGGCCTTACTGAAAAAGCCCCACAGGAACCATCATAGACCACTGACTTTCAGCAACTCACAGCAAACACCTCAATTTTTTTAAAAAAATTGAAATTTCTTGTAAAGCAAGTTGCGCAATTAAGTAAACGGTGTCGGGAGCAGCAATTACTTGGTTGAACATAGAGGAACTCATGAGCAAATCAATTGGCTTTTACTGCCCGCATTGCGGCATCCGAATGCATGTATCCAGCAGAAAAAGGCCTTCTCCGCTGCTGCACGAATTAATTGTGTCTTGCCGGAATGACCAATGCCTTGCCAGTTTTGCTGCAAGTCTGGAAATGGTTCGGCCCATTCAGAACAGCATCAATCCAAACACTGCCGTAGTGACTGGACTGCCGCAGCACAAGCGCCAATGGGAAGTAGAGCTTGAACATCATCTCTCCAGCTTAGAACTGGAATCTAAAATTGATGAACATCAAAAAAAGTATGTTGAAGGGTTTATTTCCGCTCTATTTCATTCATCAACAATCGATCTGACCAAGGCAAGCAGCTACAGATACCGGCTGCAGCAAATTAAATTGCTTTAAGGCGACCTTATGTATCATTTACAACAGCGCATTGATGACCGGCTCAACCAGCTTTTTAACTTTAAAAAAGCTGGTGAATGGTACCGTCAGGGACGCTGCCCAAACTGCAACGAAAAAGAGCTTTTCACTCATGCCGTCAATCCGCGCATGGTGAAATGCGGGCGCATCAACAAATGCGGCTATGAAGAGCATGTCAAAGATATCTGCGAAGAACTCTTTAAGGACTGGTCTGAATATCATCCGCAAACACGGGAAAATCCGCACGCCGCCGCAGACGCTTATTTAAAGGAAGCGCGCGGTTTTGACCTGTCCAAAATAAAGGGGCTTTATACGCAGGAGCTGTATAGAAATCCAAAAAATCAAGGCCACGTTACCGCCACAGTGCGCTTTAAATTGGCTGAAGGCATATTTTGGGAACGCTTCATAGACCGTCCAGAGCGCTTTGGCCGCATGAAAGCAAATTTCATTGGCAAATGGACAGGCCTAGCCTGGACACTGCACAAGCTGGATGAACTCTGCCTTGCCGGCAGCATTTGGATTACTGAGGGCATTTTCAACAGTATTGCCCTTTCCCAGTCCGAAATTTTCAGCATCAGCAATATGAACAGCGGCAACTATCCAGCTGTGCTATTGGAACAAATTAAGCAGCGCTGCCATGAACTGAATAAAGATAAGCCCCGCCTTGTTTGGGCTTTAGACAATGACCCGGCAGGCAAGAAATATTTATCCAAGCATCATAAGCGCGCAATGGATGAAGGCTGGATCTCAACAGCTGCTTTGCCGGCCGGCAAGCTGGACTGGAATGACCTGTTTCAGCATGACAAGCTCACAAAAAAAGACCAGGAGAAATACCTCCATTACGGCAAGCTGGAAATTGCAGAAACACCTGAAGAAACAGGTCTGCTGATTTACAATTTTTACGGCAGCAGTTTAAGCCAGTTTTTCTTTAACCACCGCTTCCGCACCTACTGGTGGGAACTTGATTATGAAAAATACAACAAAGCCGTTCAGTATGTTGAAGAATCCCAAAGCTCAATGCTTACGGAAGAAGAAGTCCGCATTCAGGCATTGAAAACCTGCTCTTCCGCCAAGGAAATATGCAATGCGCAGCTGGAACCGCTGTATTTCCAGCGCAACGAAATTACAGATGAATCATGGTACTACTTTCATATTCAGTCACCGTGGAGCGCTGTAAAAACCACATTTACTGCAGAGCAGCTGTCATCGCGCAGCAAATTCAAACCGCGCGTTATGGCTGTTCTCTCCGGAGCAATCTGGACAGGAAATGACAGCCAGCTGGAAACCTTCATCAAGCGGAAAACCGAGCGCCTGCGCGAAGTCAAAACTATCGACTTCATTGGCTACTCCAAAGAATACCAAGCCTATGTTTTTGATCAATACGCTGTGTATAAAGGGCAAGTTATCCATAAAAATGAGCATGATTTTTTTAAGGCCGGCAATAAGGAAATTAAAACCCTGGCAGCTTCCCCTATTATCCGCCTGAACGCGAAACAGGAATTTAAACCGGCATGGTGGAAAGACTTTTATTCGCTGCAGGGAGAAAAAGGGCTCATTCTGCTGGCATGGTGGACAGGCACTTATTTTGCAGAGCAGATCCGGGCAATCAACTCCTCATATCCATTTTTTGAATTTGTCGGCCAAGCCGGCTCAGGGAAATCCACCCTGATTGAATTCCTATGGAAACTCAGCGGCCGTGAAGCCTATGAAGGCTTCGACCCGAATAAATCAACCAATGTGGCGATTTACCGCAACTTTGCCCAGACCTCCAATATGCCAATTGTCCTGATTGAAGGCGACCGCAACGACCAGCCGGGATCGCAGAAAGCTAAATTCAGCTGGGACGAATTAAAGGATGCCTATAATGGCCGCGCCATCCGCTCTAAGGGCCTGAAAACAGCCGGAAACGAGACCTATGAGCCTCCTTTCCGCGCTGCCGTTATGATTAGCCAAAATACGCCAATTCAGGCCTCTGAAGCGGTTTTGTCGCGCACGCTGCATATTTCCGTAGACACAAAGAACCACAGTTTAGAAAAAAAGCATATTGCGACCCGGCTGACGCAGATGAGCCTTGAAGATGCATGCGCCTATATGACGTTTTGCCTGAAAAATGAAGAAAAAATTCTGAAAACCTATGCTGAAAAGCATAAGGAAATTGAAATCGAATTTCACCAGAAAGGCATTACCAATACGCGTATCGCCCTTTGCCACGCCCAAGTTTCAGCCATGATTGATGCCATTGCAGAGCATATTTTTAAGGACACTATGGATTTGTCAGATATCTGCGACGCCAAACGCTATCTGGAAGACATGGCCAGACGCCGGATTGAAGAAATTGGCGCAGATCATCCATTTGTTCAGCAATTCTGGGATGCCTTTGAATATATGAACGGTATCCGCAGCGCCAGCTTTCATCTCAATCATTATCCGGCAACGGAAGCGCATATCGCCATTAATCTCAATGAAGTTTACAAAGTGGCTGCCCGCAACTTTCAGGCCCTGCCTGAAATCAATGAAATGCGCAGCTTATTGCGTACCAGCAAGCGCTACAAATTTATTGAAGCCAACAAACCTGTCCGCACATCACAGCATCCTGCTGATGAAGCCAAGGCAATTCAAGGCTATGGCAGCCAGTCACAGTTAAAAGAAGACCGCATTGTAAAGTGCTGGATATTTTCCAATCCATACCAAGTGAAAGCGCCAGGAGGAAAAAAATGAATATGAGTCAGGCCACTATTATTTTAAGCAGCTCCAGTTTCTGCGGGGCTGTGTACTTTCTAACTGAATCTTTAAAATAGCAAGGATAAATAAAATGAAGGGCAATATATCGACAGCTGTAAAATGGTATTCAATGCGCCAAATGGCTGCTGAATTAGGAATGGCTGTAAACACCTTTAAAAAGCATTATTTAGAAAAGTATCCGCCAGACAGAACATCAAATCGGTACAAAGGATGGACAGATACATCCCTAAATAAAATCAAAAAGGAAATAGGCGCTTAAATAGAGCAAATAAAATTTATCAAGACTAAATTTAGAGATTTTTCATGGATACAGACATTTGGATTAGATTGGAAGATTACAGAAAAGAAGTTCTTAAACTTGAGCTTCAATTCGAATCTAAGAAGCAGCAAGCCAATGATTTTATTGATCGTTTGTATAAAGAAAAGAGAATTAGTGAACAAGAGTACAAAGAACATAAAGAAAGATTTGTATTAGAGGACTAGTTAAGGGGTACAGCCGAGATACATGCAATTGCATGTATCTCGGCTGTACCCGATATAATTCAAGAAATCCCGACTATAAAAAAATCCATTGATCAACTTCATTAGCATACCAAGTCATCAACTCAACCCGTTCTGGCCAGTACTCTGCCCTATTATAAATTTTGCTGGTTTTATCGGCTCTTGTGGATTTATTGACATGGGCGATCTGGTAATCAATTACTTCCGATCTGAATAATTTACTTTCATTTGCATGAGTAGAAAACAAAGTCCTAAAACCATGCGTCACCATCTCATTTGCATATCCATTTCTTTTTATAACGGCTAAAGGAGTTTCAGAAGTCATATGCTTCCAAGGCTCACGTGTATGCTTAAAAATAAATCCGTCATCCGACCGGGAATTAAATAATCCTAAAAACAGCTCATAAACTTGGGGAACTAGCGGCACCATTAATTCTTTTCGGCGCTTCATCCGATATGCAGGAATAATCCAAACTTTGTTTTCAAAATCAATTTCACCTGTATCCCAGCGGGCTTTCAAAAGCTCACTGATTCGTGTCCCTGTGTAACATGCCAGCTTTAAAACAATTTTAGTAATTGGGAAAGCATTGCATCGCTCTAAACGCCTGAAGAACTCTGGCATTTCACTTACTGGCAAACATGGATAGCTTTGCGCTTCATGCTCAGGAATTAATTCACTCACCAAGATGCAAGGATTTTTTTCTGTATAACCTGAAGCAATCGCAAAATTGAACACCGCATTCAATAGCCTTAACGATCTTGTAGCTGTCTCCAGCGTTCCCTTGGCCACAATTTCTTTAACCTTAGATGAAACCTGCATTCGAGTTATTTCATCTAAAGACTGATTTAAAAAATCTTCTGTAATGTAATCCAAACGGTATTTTACAGTGCTGATATATTTTTCGCTGGACCATTGCGGACTCATCAGCTCCAGCCATTCATCGCATACTTTTTTTAAACTGGGTGCTGCTTTAGACTTTCCTGCAATTTCAGCTTTATATTCCCGGGCAATCCTGCGGATCTCTTTGCAGCTGACATCAGGATATTCACCTAATTGTTTCCTGGTCTGTTTACCTGCAATACGGTATGAAAGAACCCATTTCTTTTTCCCTGTTGGAAACACCTCAATAGAAAGACCTTCCCCATCGGCGGTTGAATAACGTTTTTCTTTTGGTTTCAGATTCTTTACTTGTATATCTGTGAGCATTGGCTGTGTTACACGCGTGTCACTAATGTGTCACAAGTATATTTGATAGAAAGCAATTATCAATGACTTACATTAATCATCAGTGATTAACATCAGGCAGAAAAAAAGCCCTGATTTACTTCTAAACCAAGGCTTTTATTCAGTTTTTTGATTAAACATGATGAACAGTGATCATACTTAATCGAGAATTTTGGTGGAGGTGGCGGGAGTTGAACCCGCGTCCGCCAGCACTACGCTCGAGAATACTACATGCTTAGATATCGTCTACTATTTTAACTCTTTGCGGCCCGACGAACAGGGCGCAAATCGCGATCCTCTAAGTTTGGACAAGCTGCCCTTAGGCAGCTAGAGCGTATGATTCGTCGTTTGCGACTAAAAAATGCAAATTTGATTTACGAGAGAAAATGCGCTCTCGACATGCATCTATGAGTTTCATCACCAGCGTCGAAGCCAGAAACACCCCCAAAGTAGCGGCAATCATAGCATAGTTGCTAGAAAATACGATCTATTTTCTAAACAAACACACATATTGATGCGCTTAATTACATAATTGCGCTAATATTTTGGTTTTCAAGTCCAACAATAAAATAATTTATGAGCTACTTACTTGCACTCGACCAAGGAACCACTTCGAGTCGTGCCATTATTTTCAATGAACAAGGTCAAGTTCAGGCAACGGCGCAACGCGAAACACGTATACATACCCCCCAATCAGGCTGGGTAGAACAAGATGCCCAAGAGATTTGGAGCTCACAAATTGC